ATCTTAGGACCAGTTGGTGATGTAGTAGGTGAATGGATTATCAAAGGTGCTTATGTTAAAGAAGCTAACTTTGGTGAATATGATTGGTCAAATGAATCATATGTAAGTATCAGTACTACAATCGCTATGGATTATTGCATCTTAAATTACTAATATTCTTTAGTCATCAATATCTTAAAAAAGAGTCGTCCATTTTGGACGGCTTTTTTTATCCTTATATATTTATATATATAAACAATAAAAACCCGTTATGGAACAAAAATTTAAATATCCAACAGAACAAATTGATTTACCTTCTAAAGGTTTAATCTATCCAAAAGAATCTCCATTATCAAAAGGTACTATTGAAATGAAGTATATGACTGCAAAAGAAGAAGATATTCTTTCTAATGCTAACTTTATTCGTCAGGGTACTGTAATTGATAAATTACTTCAATCAATGATTGTAACACCTATTGATTATAATGAATTATTAAATGGTGATAAAAATGCTATTTTATTAGCTGCTCGTATTTTAGGATATGGTAAAGATTATGAATTCATTTACACTGATCCTAATACAGGAATTTCTGAAAAAGTAACATCAGATTTATCATTATTAGATGCAAAAGAAATAGATGAAAAAATATTTACACCCGGTAAAAATGAATTTAATTTTGAATTACCTATATCTAAAGTAGTAATTACTTTTAAATTATTAACACATGGTGATGAAGTTAAATTAGATAAAGAAATAGCTGGATTAAAAAAATTAAATGCTCAAGGATCATATGATGTCACTACTCGTTTAAAACATACTATTATAGCTATTAATGGAGATAGAGATGTAGCTACAGTTAGAGAATTTTCTGATAATATATTAGCAAGAGATGTTAGATCATTTAGAGAATATGTTAATAAAATATCTCCAGATGTTAATTTAAAAGTTAGTTTTACTAAAGCTAATGGTGACGTTATGGAGGGCGTTGACTTACCAATAGGTGCTAGCTTTTTTTGGCCTGACGCCGGAATATAAAATAGTATTATTAGAAGAAATACATTCATTGTGTTATTTTGGACAAGGTGGTTTTACACATGATGATGTATACAATATGCCTATTAGATATAGACATTATCATCTAAAAAAAATAGCAGAATATATAGATAAACAAAATGAAATAACTAATGCAAAAAACCAAACATTAGAAAATTCTAGTTCACAAAAAGGAAAAATACAAGTACCAGATTTTGCAACTAAAATGAAAGCACCTAAAAAATAGGTGCTTTTCATATTTATACACGATAAATGCTTTTTAAATTAGAATATGGCGGATACACAATTTACACCAGAACAATTACAGGCGATGGCTCAAGCCCAAGCTAAAATTTCTTCTGAACAACAAAAACAAAAAGAAATAAGTGGTGATTTAATAGATGCGTATGATCAAATTGAAAATAGTTTAGATAGTATTTCTAAGTTAATTAATAATCAACTTAAAGATCAAGGTGCATCTGTTCGTCAAGTTTCTGAGATTAAATCTATATATAATTCTTTAAATAAAACTAATAAAGAACTTCAATATCTAAATGATAAATTTTATGAAGGTACTTTAAAAACAAAAGATATTTCTAAACAACTTTCTCAATTAGATAGAACTGAGACAGCTATTAGAAGACAAATAAATGTAGCTTACGCTCAAGATAATAAGACATTAGCTGCCAAATTTGAAAAAGAACTTAGAATATTAGATATTGAGAGAAAAGAAGGCGAAGAATTAAAGAAACAAAATGAATATGTTGATAAAAGAGTAGGTTTAACAGGTAAACTATTAAATGGACTTGGAAAAATTCCTATTTTAGGTGATGCTATTGATTTTGAAGAAATAAATACCAACATGAGAAGTGCTGTTGGAAATACTAATGTGTTTGGAGCAGGTTTAAAAACAGCAGGTAAACAATTAAAAGAAGGATTAAAAGATCCATTAGTACAATTTGCTTTACTAACAGCATTTTACACAAAAATAATAAAATCAGCATATGCTTTTGATGAATTAAATACTAAAACAGGACGAACATTAGGGATTAGTAAAGAAGAATCTCAAGAGTTATATAATAATGCTTTTAAATATTCAACTACTTCTAATGATAGTTTTGTAACAGCAACTCGTTTAGTTGAATCCCAACAAAAATTAAATGAAACTTTAGGTACATCAGTAAATTTAGGAGAAAAAAATGCTGAAGGTTTTTCTCGTTTAACTCATTATTATGGGATAAGTGAAGAATCAGCTGCTAAGTTAAACATAGCTTCTGTTACACAAGGTCAAACCTCTTTAGATCTTTTAAAAACAACAGCTAAAACATTTGGTATTCAAAAAGCACAAACAGGCGGTACTATATCTCTTAATAAAGTATTAGATAAAGTAGCTAATGTTAGTGATGATATATATATTAATTTTAAAGGTAATACTCAAGCAATAGCTCAGGCTGTAATGCAGTCAGATAAATTAGGTTTATCATTAGAACAAGTTAATCAAATAGGTGAATCCTTACTTAATTTTGAATCATCAATAGAAAATGAACTTAAAGCTGAATTATTAACAGGTAAAGCTATTAATCTAGAAAAAGCTAGAGAATATTCTTTAACAGGAGATACAGCTAATTTAACAAAAGAAGTAGCTAAACAAGTAGGAGGCATTCATGAATTTGAAAAAATGAATGTTATTCAAAGAAAAGCATACGCTGAAGCATTTGGTATGTCAGTTCAAGATATGTCTAAGATGCTTCGTAAACAAGAATTTGAAGCACAATTAGCAGGATCAACAGCAAAATCAGCTAAAGAAAAATTAGAATATGCTACTCAACATAATATAGCAATAGATGATGCTTTAAGAGCAGAATATGAGCAAAAATCATTAGCTGATGAACAAAATAACTTATTTACAAAATTAAATGAAATTTTAACAAAACTCACTACAGGTCCTATGAGTGTTCTATTTCGCCAAATGGAAAAAATAATGGGATTTGTATCTAGTATGATAAGTGGGTTGGGTAAGTTGACTGGAGGTCCTTTAGGTAATGCTTTAGGATCAGCAATACTCGCTGCTCCTTTATTGTTAGGTGCTGTTAGATTAGGAGGAAGTTTAATTAAAAGTTTAGCTTTTGGTGCTAGAGGATCATCTGATCTCAATCCTATGATTACTAGAGAAGTAGGAAGTGTAGGTGGTAATGGTGGTATTATGGATTCTATATCAAACATAGGAGGTTCAAAAGGACGTTTTGGAAAATTTGGTAAAGTAACTGGGGGGATGTCTTTTGGTACATCATTAGCAAAGGGAATGAAAGGTTTTGGGATAGGTTCAGCAGTATCATTAGGAGCAAGTGCGATATCATCCCAGATGGAAGAAGGTGGAGCTAAAGATGCTGTAGACGGTATAAGTACAACAGCCCAATATGCGGGTTATGGAGCAGTATTAGGATCTGTAATACCAGGATTAGGTAATATAGCAGGAGCTATAATAGGAGGTTCTATTGGTATGCTTAAAAGTGCATATGATGCTAATGAAAAATCAAAAGAACGTGATGAAGCTAAAAAAGTTGCTAACCAAGATGCTCAAAGACGAACTAATGAATTATTAGAACAATTAGCTTATCGTCCTATTAAATTAGATGTAGGCACTAATACAGTAGCACAATGGAATACAGCTACTAACCAATATGGTAACTCAGGAGCATTTGATTAATATTTATACTAAACAATAACAATTATGGCATTATTTGATAAATTAAAAGACAGTACAATAAGTTTAAAAGGACAACAAGGTCCTGCGTTTGAAAATGAAGGGCAACGTTCTTCTTCAAATATTCAAGCTTTAGCTAAAAACAATATACTAATATCATCACAAGATTTAACTGACGGAAGAACATATGGACAAGCTCCTAACCGTGTAAAAGTAGTACCATCATCATTAGATATTGACGGTAAAACACCATTACAGTATGTTAATCAACTAGGTTCAACAAATGCCGGTGTTCCATCACAATTTAATTCAACGTCAGGTACGGGCTTTACTTTAGATAAAAGATTAGAATTTAGTCAATTAGGTTTAGGTGGGAAACAAGGTCCTAATTTTGAAAATATAGGTCAATTATCTACTTCTGATATTCAAGCTTTAGCTAAAAATAACGGATTAAAATCTTCTCAAGATTTATTAACTGGTAGATTTTACGGTAAAGGTAGATTTACAACATTTGTGTCTCCATCTAAATTAGATAGTAACGGTATACCAGTAGGTAAAGTTTATAAAGACAACGGTCCTCAAGAAGGAAGATACTAATATATAATTTATGCCTTTTTTAAAACTAGACAACGCATGGTCTGATTTAGCATCCGCTTATAATCAGAACTTTAATAATAAACCAACAATTCCATCAATTAGATATAATAATTTTGATGATGGTTTAATACGCGGTGGACTTTTAAATGTAGGTATATCATCTGCTAGAGATACAGCCCGTATAGGTAAATTTTTTGCATCTGGTAAAGGTGTATTATTTGTAGCTAAACAAGTTGGATTACAATTATCTAATCCTAAATTAGAAGTATTAATTCCAGCTTCATCTCCTACTCAAGTAAATGGAGTTATTAATAAAATTACTAATTTTGCGAATAGTAATCCAACAAGAACATATAATTTAGGTCTAAATACTTTAGCTCAAATCCCTGTTAATGCCATTGGTGGGCATATTATTAGACATGGTTTAACTCCTATAGGAGGAGTTGGATTTTTAGAAGGAGATAGTTTAGGAAATATTAATGGTTATAATTATGAAAAAATAACTATAGAAAATTCTAAAAATAGTAATAATAGATTAGTAGGTTATTTAGATAAAATATCTTCAAACACTTCAGGAACTACTCCTACTATTTTATCATCATATAATGGTGGTGCATCTTCAGTTTACGGTATTGGTAATACTTCTATAAAAACAACTACATTAAAAACAGATAAAGAATTTTTTAATTTTTTATCATATAATGGTCTTAAAAAATATTTTGAAATATACAGAAATAATGCTAATACAGGAACATTAAAATTTAGACAAGATACTAGATCACAATTTAATCAAGCTTCTACTAAATTTAATAAAGCAAATAATTTACGATTTCAAGCAGATAATCTTAAAACATCAGCAGATTTTTACGAGGAAAATATAGATCCAAGTGAAGATCAAGACACTAAACTATCAGCTTATTCTGTTGTAGATAATTATAATAATGAATCAGCTTATCTTAATAATAAAGCTAATCAATTAAATAAAGAAGCATCTCAATTAGAAGAAGAAGCTAAAAGAAGATCTCAACAATCTGAAGAGTATTTTGGAGCTAATAAAAATGCTGATTTTTCAATACATCTTCATTCTAATTATAGATTAAGTAATATCCAATCTAGAATAGGTGTAGGTACTAGTGAAGTTGGTCCTAATAATATAAAACTTAAATCTACAGTAGATGCTATTAATGCTATTAATGTAGTTAATAGTCAAGTTTTTTATCAAAATTCTTTAAAATCAAATAATGAAGAAGGTGATCATAGACAATATTTAAGTAGAAAAAATAAAGAAGTAAGTGGTTATTTTGGTCGTGATATTATTAAATTTAGAATTGAATTTTTAAATAATGATTCTCCTACTGTTTCTGTTAATAATATTAAAGAATTAAATACAGATGTATTAGCATTTAGAGCATATTTAGATGATTTTAATGACGGGATGAATGCTAAATGGAATCCATATCGTTATATGGGTAGAGGTGAAGAATTTTATGTTTATGAAGGATTTACAAGAGATATAAGTGTAGCATTTACGCTACATGCCCACTCTGACGCTGAAATGAAACCTATATACCAAAAATTAAATTATTTAATGTCATCATTCACTCCTGATTATTCATCTGGAAATAAAATGCGAGGTAATATAGGTTATTTAACAGTAGGAGACTATTTATACAGACAACCAGGTGTATTTACAGACATTAAACTATCAGGAATGTTAGAAACAGGTTGGGAAATAGGTATAAATGAAGTTGGTGAAAGAAATGGACAATATGAAGTTCCAAAACATATTAAAGTAGCTTTATCATTTAAACCAATCCATACTTTTTTACCAAGAAAAACTAAATATGATAATGGCACCAATACTATTAACGCTCCATTTATTACTCTTGATAAAAAGGCATATCCTGGTCAAGCTGGAGAAAATTGGGATACTAAAGAATCAGAAGCTAAAAATATTTATTTAGATTAAATTCTTAATAAAATTCATATTTATTATCATGGAACGCTATGATAATGTACCGATAATTCAAACTGTACCAACAGTACAATACCCCAAAGTAATTAAATATAGAGAATCAGTTAGATATCCTGATATTCCTTTATCAGAAAGTGATGTATATTTATATACTATGAGAGGAGATAGATTAGATAATTTAGCTTATCAATTTTATAATGATTCTACCTTATGGTGGATATTATCTATTGCTAATCCTGATTTACCAAATGATTCCTTATATCCAACACTTGGTTATCAATTAAGAATTCCTAGTGATATTAATCAAATATTAAATGATTTTAATCAATTAAATTCATAATAAAGTTATGTCCATTTTTAAAGGTACAATAAACCCAGAAATAGCAGCTCAATTAAAAGCTCGTGAAAAAGTTGTTAGTCAAATTAATGATGATAACCAAGTAGGTTTAAAACCTAGAGACGAGAATTTTTTACAATATACTACTAGTAAAAATAGCTGGGTAAGAATGGTATCTTTTGTTAATGCTAGTGTTGGTTGTTCAAAAGAAATAGATAAAACTACAGGTAAACCAATTCTTGATAAAAATGGTAAACCTAAAGAAAAATGTCTTTATGAAGGAGATGATTTATCTAAAAAATATGTTTTAGAAGGAGGTACTCAATATTATAATTCAAATTCTAATAGTTTTAATTTAAGAGAAGGTGTTGGTAAAGATTCATCAATTTACGCTAGTAATATAGACAACGGAGCATTAAGATCAGATTATAGACAATTTGGCTATAGACCTATGCCTGGTATTACATCAATTGATGTTATTAATAAAGGAGCATATGGTTCTTTAAGACAAGCTACTGTTAAATTTTTCTGTTGGGATAAACATCAATTAGATGAGTTAGAAATATTATTCATGAGAGTAGGATATACTGTTCTTTTAGAATGGGGGTGGTCTCAATATCTAGATCATGATAAACATGGTCAAAATGGAATAAATACTTATCCTAATAAAATAAAAATTGCTAATTTTACTAAATCTAAAATAGATCCATTCTCATCTTTAACTGAAGATGAAATATATAATAAAATAGATAGTGGTATATCTGCTTATAATGGTAATTATGATGCTATGTTAGGATATATTCAAAACTTTTCATGGCAGATGTTATCAAATGGAGGATTTGAATGTACAACAGTTTTAATATCACGTGGTGAAGCAATATCTTCAATTAAAGTTAGTAATAATCCTTATACAATAGTTGATAATAATAATAAAAATGATATTGCTTTAGAAAATACCATTAATTCAGAAGGAAATGCTGTAGAAAAACCTACATTAAGTTTATTTGAAAAATTATTTCTTAATATAAAAGCTCATGATAATCAAACAGAAATATATGATAAAAAGGGAGAATTTTATGTTAAATTCGATACTAATGTTCCTGAAGATGAAGCACTTAGAAAAAATAATACTGATTTAATTAAAGAACAAGTAGAAAATACATTTAATAATATTAAAGAACAAGTACGAAATACTACTCTTAAACAAGTTATTAATTCAAACGGTGATATAAAAGATGTAATTCTAGAAGATTTTCATAGTGCATCATGGTTAAAACCAGCGGATGCTTTAAATGATGGTACTGCTATTGAATATATAGTTTTAGACCAAGTAATAGCTATTTTAAATTCTCATTTTTTACTTAAAGATACTAATAATAAACCTATTGTTAGTATTGTAATGCCTTTTGAGACACCATGTTTAGCTAGTGAAGATTCAGTATCTGTAGATCCTACAACTTGTTTAATTAGAAATGATTTTGCTACATTTATATCAGATAATAGCGAAGGTTTTAATCCATATTTTTATACAATAGACACATCAGTAGGTAATGCTCAATGGACAAGCAAAACTACAATAAGTCCTGAATATTCTTTTACATATAAAAAATCAGATGTAGTTTTAGGTAGAATAGGTAATATATATATTTCTATACAAAAATTAATAGATATATATAGAAGTAAAGCAGGAAGTAGTTCTGGTGTTTCTGTTTTAGAATTTTTAGAAGATTTATTAGAGAATATATCACACTCTTTAGGAGGAATTAATGATTTTAAATTATATACTCAACGAAATACTATACAAATTATTGATGCTAAGTATTTAGAAGTTTCAACAGATCCAGATGGTTCATCTTCTTCTAAATTTAAATTTGATTTAGTTGGTTTAAAAAGTATATGTAGAGATGTAAAAATTAATTCACGAATATTCTCTGAACAAGCTTCTATGATAGCTATCGGAGCGGCAGCATCAGGAGAAGGACAAAACATAGGTGATATATATTCATCCACACAACAAGAATTTAATAAAGGTATAAAAGACAGAGTTATAAAAAATATTAATTTTACTAATCTACAAACAAACTCAGCTACTTTTTCTGATGGTAGTACTATACCTAGTGAATTAAAATATTATTATGATTTATATAGTAATATAGCGACCATATCAGGATATATTAAACGTAAAGTTTTAGGAACTCCTATGATTATATCAGGAGGAGCAAGTGCTGGGGGGAATACTACATGGGATGTTATTAGAGTACCAGCAGATAATGAAATAACTAATGCTAGTACTTTATTAAAAACATTTTTAATGCAGTTTAATGGTAAAGATATTGATTTTAAAGCTATAATACCGTTTGAATTAGAAATAACATTAGATGGAATTGGAGGTTTTATTATAGGTCAAATTTTTACTATTGATAAATCAATTTTACCATCCCAATATGCTAAAAGTAATATTGGTTTTATTGTAACAGGTGTATCTCATTCTTTACAAAGAAATGATTGGGTAACAGTATTAAAAACTCAAATCTGTTTACTTGATAATGATAAAATCTCTAAAAAACTATCATTAGATAATAAATTAAAATTAAAATCAGCAATCGCATCTCTTCGTAAAGAAATAAGAAAAAATAGTTATATAGGTAACGCTATGGCGGATTATATGATTTATTTAACTATTAATATTTTATCAAATGGTAATAAATATAATCGTGAATTTATAAAAGGTACAGAATCCTTACCAAAAACATTTAGTAATAGGCCAGGAGGATTTTTTAGTGGTAATGATTCATCAGATAATGCAATTAGTTGGGATGATTATTTACAAGATATAGATGGACAAAAAGATACAGGAGGGAAAAATAGTGGTATAAAACAAGCTGTAGAAATCATTATTGGAAAGTCTATTCCGTTTTTTGATATTAATAATCCTACAGGTGGTTATTTATACAAATGGTGGTCAGAAGCTAAAAAAACACCAAACCAGCCTGATTTTCCATACAATAGCTTTTCAGATCTAACATCATACACTTTAGCAGATGGTGTAACAAGAAAATTAGATACTAGATTAAATGAATTCCAAAAATATGAAGTATTAAACAGAAGAAGTTTAGGATCAGGAGATACTTTAGCATTTAGTGTGTCAGCTAATGATGTATTTATATACAGATATTTTAACAATACTCCAATTTCATCACTTCATAGTAAATTTGTTAAAAATATATCATATCCTGAAACAGAAACTTATCGAAAATCAGAGGATAATAGATTTTTAAAATTGAATGATTTACGTTTATTTTATTTAATACAAATAAAGGATTATATAGCAAAAAATTGGAGTGCTGAGAGTGGTCAGGTTGACGTAAATGGATCAGGACATAGTAAATCTTTAGAATCAAATCAAATATACACATTACCCTGGTATACCCCACAGAAAAGATTTAAATTAGTTAAATAAAATGTATATATCTAAATCACAAATAATAGAAACTGGATATACACAAGGATATGATTTTGTATTAAGTCATACCCAACAGTTGTATAAAGGATATTATCATAAAGATAACCAAGGTAGATATTGGTCAGGAAAAGATCATACTTCTTTATCAATATTATTAATTAGTTTAATTTCTCCTAATATAGATATCACTGCTAATAGTATAGCTAAAGATGGCATAATAGCTTATCCTTTTTCAAAACGTTTTAATATAGATTTAACAACTCCTTTACTAAAAAGTGATTTTATACAACCAACTGAATTAGATTATAATAATGGATATTTTGTAAGATATATTTCTGAATTAAAAAATTCAAAACAACCTTATATAATTGAATCAAATTATAATAACTATAAAAATTTTTCTACTGATAAGAATTTAATTAATCAATATAATACTACTACATTATTGTGGCAATTAACAGGTCCTATATTAGATGAATATAATAATAATATTAGAACTAAATCAGGTATTAAAGATACAAACTCTCGTTCAATACAAGAAGCATCTAAAACAATAAAAAATATATCTACATATCTAACAAATCCACTTCAATTCTCAACCAAGTAAATTTGGCAATCCGGATAATTTATTATATATTCGGTTTACAATTGAGGTTATGTACTATATAGTTGAGACGAAAGAACAGTTAGATGCACTATTCAATAACAAGACAGAATCGTGTTTTGTTAGTATTATCACATTAAATGATAATCGTCATCCTTCCTTAACAAAACCATGTTTAGTCTATTATAATGATGGAGATAAAGGATATATATTACCTATCAACCATAGTGAAGCATTTAGTTTAAATTGGGAAGATGTTAAATCATATATTGAACAACAAGACAAAGTATTTTTATTAGATAAAAAATACCATCAATATTATTTAAAACCAGATAATTTATATGATGTAAACTTTATCAAATATTATGATGAAACTGTTTATGACACTAAAGTTCATATAGATTTCAATCATCAAAAATATTACCTTCCAGAAGTAAATGATTTAATACCTATCCCAAAACATTATGAAAAGTGGGAAAATATATATAATGAGATAAAACAATTTACAGATGATGAAATTAATGAATTTTTAAATACCAGAAGTACAGATGTATTTTACCAAATTGAAAAAAATGGTATAGGTATTGAACCAAAACAATTTCATAAACATTTTGAAGTAAACTGGAAAGATAATTCGATATACGGAAATACAGTTTTTGGTCAATACAATTTATATAATTTAACTACCCGCCCGTCAAACGCCTTTAATGGGGTTAATTTCGCCGCTTTACCCAAAGGCAACGCACGTAAATCTTTTGAACCTAATAACTATGTTTTAGTTGAATTTGATTATAGTGCTTATCATCCTCGAATCATATCTAGTATAATAGATTATAAATTTTCTGGTGAACCATATGATGAAGTACCTAAAGAAGTAATGTTCCAAAACATATATGGAGGTATTAGAGAAGAGTATAAAGATATACCATTCTTTAAAAAACTAAATGAATACTTAGATGAAATGTGGTTTAATTTTAATAGTGATGGTAAACTAAAATTAGCAACAATAACTTTAGATAAATCACAAATTGAACAACCAACTAAAAATAAATTATTAAGTTATATAATCCAGTCATATGAGACATACTATAATGTAATTACATTAGAACGCGTATTAAAATTATTAAATAATAAAAAAACTAAAATAGTATTATACACTTACGATTCAATATTACTAGATATTGATAAATCAGAAATAAAAGAATTATTACCTAAAATTAAACAAGAATTAGAAGCAGGAGGATTTCCAACACACATGAATGTTGGTGAAAATTATGGCGCTTTGATTAAAAAATAATATATTTATGGAATATAATATAACTATACAAGAATTGGCAAATAAGTTGTTCGCAACCTTCTCAAAGAAGGAAGACATAGAGACTACATTAGAGACTATTAAAGGTCGCTATACTATCTTATTCAATAAGATTTTCATTTTGGAATCTAAGGATAGTGATGAACTTATATGTACTTACAATATCGATCCAGGTAATTTAAGTTCTACAACTGTATTACCTAATACAATCCTACTTCATAGAAAAAAAGAATCAAATTCTTTATACACTATAAATGCTTTAAATACTTTAATAAAAACATTAAATAATGGAGTTGTTGATCCTAGATTTATAGTTAATTGGAGTGATTATAAAAATACTATTTTATTAACAAATGGTCCTGATTTGAGAAAATTAGAAACATCTATATATAAGATAGTTAACCTCAGCTAAGTTTGTTATATTTATATATATGAAAAATCAATTAAACGAAATAAAAAGAATGCAGAAATTAGCTGGACTAATTACTGAAAGTGCATGGGGTAATGTTAGTGAAGAAAATATATATGATAATTTATCAAGTACAGATCATTCAGAACTTGTAAATAAATTGATGGAAACAGCTGACAGCAACCCATCTTTAACATTAATAGATTTCCTAAAAACATTTGATGTTACTGATAATGAGGATGAAGAAGATATATATTAATCAAAAATATAATTAAACAAATCACGAGCTTTCAAAAATGAAAGCTTTTGTTGACTTAGGTTTGGCCATGAGCATATTTGATGTTATATTAACATAGTAAATAAATTAATAAATAAAATAGTTATAAAACATGGATTTAAATGCAATCAAAAGCAGGTTATCGTCTCTGCAAAACAAAAAAGGAGGCGGCACAAAAGAAGACCGCACAAAAACATCTTGGGTTCCTACAGTAGGAAAATCAGTAATTCGTATCGTTCCATCTAAATTAAACAAAGCTAATCCATTTAGAGAAGTAATGTTTCATTATGGTATCGGTAACAAAACAATGTTATCATTAAGCAACTTTGGTGAAAAAGATCCAATTGTTGAGTTCGCATCTCAATTGCGTAAAACTAGTGACAAAGAAAATTGGTCATTAGCTAAAAAAATTGAACCAAAAATGAGAATTTTTGTTCCTGTAATCGTTAGAGGTGAGGAAGATAAAGGTGTTCGTTTATGGCAATTTGGTAGAGAAATGTATCTAGAATTATTAGGTATAGCTGAGGATGAAGATATCGGTGATTATACAGATATTATGGATGGTAGAGATTTAACAATTGATACTGTTGGTCCTGAAGTTACAGGTACTAAATTTAATAAATCATCAGTTCGCATTAAACCAAAAACATCTGCATTATCTGAAGATAATGATCAAATCAAATTATGGTTATCTGAACAACCAGATGCAATTGCACTTTATAAAAAGTATGAATTTGATGAAATGAAAACATTGTTAATGGAATGGTTAGAACCATCTGAAGAAACAACTGAAGAAACAGTTGATGGTACAACTGAATCACCATTTGTTGATGAACCAAAGTCTAATTACGCATTACCATCTAAACCTAAACAAGGTTTTGATGAGAGTGAATTTGATGATCTTTTTACTAAATAAAAAATGGCAAAGGAAAAAAAGAGTATAAACACAAGTGTTTCTCAAGCTATTAAAGGTACATTCGACCTTGATAAGTTTAAGAAAACGAAACACTTAGATCAATCTGTTAAATTTAAACCACAAAGGTGGATTCCATTTTCACCCGCTTTGCAAGAAGCATTATCCATCCCTGGTATTCCAATGGGTCATAATTCTATGGTTCGTGGT